GATGGTAAGCCCGCTTTTCTTATTTCGCCTAAAGCTAAACAATGGCGTAAAGGTTTGGCGGGTGGTTTCTGCTATAAGCGTGTGCAAGTTTCAGGCGATGAAAGATACAAGGATGAGCCTGATAAGAATAAATACTCACACGTTTGTGAGGCTGGCGAATATGGGTTGATGTCAAACGGCGAAGGAAGAAAGGCTTTAGTTAATCCTAATATCAGCACGCAAACCGTACAGGCTATCAATGATTGGAGTCCTTTTGCTTAGTTTATTTATTAAGCTATAATGTTCAAATATTAAACCGAGGTGTGATCATGGCGTTGTCATTAAGTAAAGTTAAAAAGAAGGCGAAGCAGGCAAGAAAAAAAGCCTCTTCGCAATTAAAGAGCGGCGTTAAAAACTTAGATAGGAAGGCGGTACACTTAGCCGAGACATCTATAGCTAAGGGCTACAAAGATGTTGCAGAGTACACCCAATCAGCTGGCGAAGCTGCAACGGGAAAAGCCCAAAGAGATATGGCTGAGCAGTCAGTTAAGACCGCACAAAAGCAAACTCAAGCTATGGATAGAGAGAAGCGCAAAGAGCAGGCAGAGATAACAAAGGCTGATGCACTTAAGCAAAAGAAGCTTAGAGCAGCCCGTGAAGGTCGTCGGAGTCTATTAGGTGGATAACACTAGCGATACTATTCGCCGTATAAAAGAGGCTGAGAAAAACTGGGATTTATGGCGCTCCTTACATCAAGAGGCTATGGACTACGCAGCGCCTAACCGTGAGACTTTCAACGAGTATTCAGGCGGTATGCGAAAGAATCGCCATATATACGACTCTACAGCAGTCATAGGTACTCAGCAGTTTGCTAACCGCATTCAGGGCTCGGTTATCCCTGCATGGTCAGAGTGGATGGAGTTCACAGCAGGCGATGAGATAGAAGAGGATAAAGCTGTTGAGGCTAACCAGCTGCTTGAGTCAGTTACTAAGAAATTCTTTTCTGTATTAAATCATTCTAATTTTTATACCGAGCTTGCACCGTCGTTAACTGATTTAGCGATAGGCACAGGCGCAATACTTATTGAAGAGAATGAATTCGGGAAAGATGACCCCGTAAGATTTACCAATGTACCACTAGCAGAGCTATACCCCGAAAAACCACCGGCAGGATCAATAGATTCAGTGTGGCGCAAGCAGATGATGAAGCCGTGCCATATTAAGCGAGTATGGCCTGAAGCTAAACTCACGGGGCAGCTAGAGAAGTTGGCAGAAAAGCCCGATAGCAAAGAAGTCACAATATGGAATGGCCAATGCTATAACGCTGATACGGGTATGTATGATCATAAGGTTATGTATTTAGCCGAGAATGCCGAGCTGTTTAGCCAATCGTTTAAGACTAAGCGCCTTATTGTGTTTCGTTGGCATGTAACGCCTGGTGAGGTGTTTGGTCGTGGCCCCATTATTCAAATGCTACCTGATATTCGTACAGCTAATATTATCCGTGAGTACATGCTGAGAAATGCGGCTATTCAAATGAGTGGCATTTATACGGGCGTAACGGACGGTATATTCAACCCGCACACGGTACGCATAGCGCCTGGCTCTATTATTCCTGTAGCTTCGAACTCTAATCAAAATCCATCACTTACACCTTTAACACCTAGTGGCAATATTGGACTAGGTGATGCAATGCTAGAGCAGACGCAAGATATTATCCGTAGGGCTTTGTTTGCTGATCCTATGGGTGAATTAACCGACCCAGTACGCTCAGCTACTGAGATGATGATAAGGCAGCAAGAAATGCTTAAGGATGCCGGCGCATCGTTTGGGCGTTTAAAGACTGAGCTTATCGAACCTTTAGTATCTGCAGTAATGGATATATTGAGCGGTTTGGGCCAAGTGCCTGATATTAAGATCGATGGTAAAGAAGTAACTATTCGCCAGCAATCACCGCTTGCTAAGTCTGAGGCTCTTGAGGACTTTCAGAACATTCAAGTATGGGCGGCTGATTTAGCTGGATTTGTGCCCGAAGAAGCTATCATGGGCAGCGTTAAGATTGAAGACTATCCAAAGATTACAGCTGAGAAGCTAGGCATTCCCCCTGAATTAATCAGGAATGATGCAGAGCGGGCGCAAGTAGCACAAGCAGCACAGGCTGCAGCGGAGGACTTAGGCGGTGGACAGCCAACAGAGTGAGCGTAATGCATTCGATGAGTTATTCCCTAATAATAACTTTGGAATGCCTAAGCCAGAAACTGCAGAGGGCAAGCGCTTAGATTATTTAGTGCATCAAGCCTTTCAGCAGAATGACGCAGGCCGTGAGCTATTAGCTTTATGGAAAGAAACTTTAATTATGCAGCCAACGGTGCAGCCTGGCATTGATCCTGTATTTTCTGCAATCAATGAAGGCAAGAAAGAATTTATCCGTAATATCCTTTTAACAATAGAGAGAATAGAAAATGAGTGAAGAAACCCAAACAGATACCAACACAGAAGTAGATACAAGCGCTGCTGATGATGTTGCCTCGATGGTTACAGAAAACAACTTTGATTTCGTATTGGAAAAATACCAAGCAGAGGGGCGCACACCTGAAGAGGCCGCATTTGAGCAGGCTAAGGCTTATGGCGAGCTACAAGGTCGTTTTGGCTCATTCACGGGCGCACCTGATGAGTATCAGGTTAATTTGGATGAGTCTTATGCAGAGCATGATATTCAAATGGATAGCGAGCACCCTTTGTACGATGATATTGTGGAATTTGCCAAAGATTCTAATATGAATCAAGAAGGCTTTGATAAGATAGTAGATTTATTTGCTATGTCTGAATTGGCAGAGCAGCAAGCGCATCAAGAGATAATGCAAGAAGAGTTAGCGCTATTAGGCGACAATGGGCAGTCACGCTTAGATAATATATCGAAGTGGGCTCAAGTTAACTTAAAACCTGATATGCTTGAAAGCTTCAATGCTTTAGCAACTAGCGCGGAAAGCGTTAAGGCGCTAGAATCATTAATCTCTATGACTAGAGCAGCACCGATGGACGCACAAGCACCTGCAGCACCTGCTGCGGATATGAATAAACTAAAAGAAATGCAATTTGCACTGGATGACAACGGTAATCGAAAGATGGCTACAGATCCTAATTATCGTAAGATGGTTGAGGAAATGTACAACCGGAGTGTGCCAGGTGGAAATTCTCAAATGGTGGGATAATGAGCTTTAATCAAAAAAACTTTGGGCCCATAGGTGGCGAGAATATGATTGCCCCTGCGCAGTGGTCTTATCGTACTAGCGATGATGCTATTTCAGAAGTATCTGCTGCCGGATATTTTAATGATAAGGTTTATCAGTTAGAAGGTGGTGATAACATCTATATTGCAGCCTCTGATTCTGTCGGCTTGTACGAAATAGTTAATGATGGCGAGCAGATAACGCTTACAAGTATTACAAGTGGCGGCGGCGGCGGCGGTGTTGATTCGGTTGATGCTGATTCAGGTCAATTAGATGTTTCAGTTAATAACACCGATCCAGCAAACCCCAAAATAAGCGTGAAGGGTATAAGTGAGGCGTTTCCTGAAATAGTTCTCGAAGATTATGTTTTAACTACCAGTGACTACCTTGTTATTGCTAGCCCAGTCTTTGAGCTTTCAGATATAAAGCTTACTTTGCCAGATATTACAGTAGCGATTAACGAAAAGTATTTTTGTGATATATGGAATGGCTCAGTTAATAACGATTTTGTAATTAACATCCATGATTCTAATGATAACTTTATTCAGTCGGTGTCAGCTCAAGAGCGCGTTCTAGCTTTCCCTGTGGGCAATAGCTGGGAAACCAGATTTTCATCAACGTACCCGTTCACCGATGACTCACTATCGGGCTCGGGTAAGTTTAGCGAGCCTCTATCAGTGCTTATTGATGGTATAGGCGAATCAGCAACAAGGTTATTTTTAACGCCTGCCGAGCGGTCATTGATAGCAAACCAGAGCGGAATAAACACAGGCGACGAAACCACATCAACCATACAAACAAAGCGGCCAATAAAAACAGTAAACGGCCAATCTTTGGAGGGTTCCGGCAATGTTGCTATAGCTGGCGGTGGTGTTCAGTCGGTAACTGGCGAGGGTGTTGGTGGTACGGCAGCCGACCCAGTTATGAGCTTTCCAGATGCCGATGAAGTTAGCGACACATCAACGGCTAATAAATGGTCAAGCGCAGCAGAAAAGCAATCTATCATAGATAACACGGCGGCTCTTGCTGTACTGGATACATACATAGAGCATGGCAGAAGAAGCCCTATAACCCCAGATGTACCGCTAGTTATAGATGGGCTGGCTAATCAGTTTGAGACAATAGATACCTATACATTCAGCGTTGCCAATGCTGATACCTATAAGCTCGCAGTTATAATTGCATGGAATCTTGATTCCCCCCAGCAAAAAGCCATATTCGAGTTTGAGCTAGATAGCACTGTTATACTTGAGGCAACACTAGAGCCAAAAGACAGCCAGAATGATGACTTCTTATTTGTATTTGGCTTGCGTGATCTTACGGCAGGCTCGCACACGATAGCGGCAAAAGGAACAAAAACCAATGATGCAGCAGTTTTAACTATAGACGGCTGCTCATGGACAAGAAACAGAATAATTTTAGATACGTAAATATTTGATTTTTAATCAGAAATAGAGTATATATACAATATTCCTTCCGATACCCTTCACAGGCCGGAAAATGCGGGATGTTAATTTGAAACAAATTAGCAGCGACTACCCCATTTTCGGCCACGTAGTCAAAGCTTAAAACAACATAATTTGACTATATAAGGGGCATAAAATGTCTAAGTTTTTATCACAAGCTGCGGTTACGGAGTTTGACAACGAAGTAAAGCATCAGTATCAACAATCAGGCAAGCTACGCGATTGCGTTACACAGCGCACAGGCGTAACAGGCGAAGCTTACAAATTTACACGCATGGCTAAAGGTTTGGCAAATCAGAAAGCATCACAAGCTGATGTTACTCCGATGGATATCGAACACTCACGCCAAACTGCTAATCTTGAAAACTGGAATGCTCCAGAATATACAGATATTTTTGACCAAGCAGAAGTAAACTTCGATGAGAAGCAAGAGCTTGCAAGTATAATTGCAAACGCTTTGGCTCGCCGTGTTGATCAAATCATCATTGATTCAATGACTGCAGTTACTTATTCAGCTACACCAACAACTATTGATCAGGGTACAGCGGTCGCTACCGGTACGGCAATGAGTGTTGAAACTCTACGTCAAGCCTCTAAAGCGCTTTCTGCTTTGGGTGTTCCTGAATCAGATCGTTACATTGCTTATACTGCTGATGATCGCGAAAACTTGCTTTCTCAAGAGGAGGCGACTTCTAGTGATTACAACACAGTGAAAGCTTTGGTTAACGGTCAAATTGATTCATTCGTTGGCTTTAAGTTTAAACTTATTGATGATCGTACAGAGGGCGGCTTGCCAGCTAATATTAATTACGCATGGCATAAGGCTGCAGTAGGTCTTGCAGTTGGCATGGACATCAATACTCGTGTTGACTGGGTTGCCCAGAAAACTTCATGGCTGTGTAATGGCATGCTTAAATGTGGCGCGGTTGCTCGTGAAGGCAATGGCATCGTAAAAATCACAAACGCATAAAGGGGGCTAATACAATGGCTTTTACTTCAAATACATTTCTACCAATGTCGTCACAAGCAAATTCGGACGCCTCGCGCTCTTTTGCTTATAATACGACTGATGCAGCAGCGACCGTGACGGGCGCTAATTACTTTGATGCTGCTGCCGTTACCACTGGCGGCTTAGGCTTAAAGGAAAATGATTTTATTTTCTGCACAGCTTCAGATGGCACGAATATTTATCAAGTTGCTGTTTCTGCAAGTGGAGTTGTAACGCTTCCGCTTTCAGTAGCATTTTCATAAGGTTTAGGGGCTTCGGCCCCTTTTTTCTATGACATCAAAAATTGAATTAATAAACAGTGCTTTACGCCTTATCGGTGATAATGAGATTGAATCGTTATCAGATCCAGGCTTTGGTGCACAATTAGCTGATGCCGTTTACCTAGATACTTACGAGTCTTTACTCGCTGAGCATCCTTGGAGCTTTGCATTTAAAGAGCAGTGGTTAAGCAGGCTATCACAATCACCCGATAGAGAAACAGGCTATCAGTACGCTTATCAAATACCTGTGGATATGATTCGTATTTGGCAGTTATTCGGCAATTCTGATTACACGATTGTCGGTGATAAGATTTATTCTAATTTAAATAAGATTTTATGCCGTTATATACATAAGGTTGCTGAGTCTCAATTGCCACCGCATTTTGCTAAGGCGATGACTTATAAGCTAGCTGCTGAGTTTGCAGTACCTGTGACGGACAATGATAATTATGCGGCTCTTTATGAGCAGAAATACTTAATGCAAGTGGCTAAAGCTATGGCTATAGATTCACAGAATAGGCCGCAAGTGGCTATTGTTGACGCTCCTTTCATCGATGTACGCAATGGCGGCCAAGGGTTCTATTCCAGTAACGGCGGTCACTAATGGCCTTAAAAACCTTCCAAAGCAACCTCACAGCAGGCGAGCTAGATCCTCAATTAATGGGCCGCATCGATTTGCAAGCTTATTACAATGGCCTAAAAACGGCGCGTAATGTTTTGCCTATTCCTCAAGGGGGTGCAAGAAAGCGCCCTGGTACTCGTTACATAGGTACAGCTGAAGGTGACAGCGAGCCACGCTTAGAAGTTTTCTCTTTCTCAGAAGCTGAAGAAATACTTTTAGTTTATACAACTCTGCCAGATGGACTTAAATATAAAATACGTGTGCAGTTTTACAAGGATGGGGCTGTAATTAGTGATATAAATGGTTCGGGCAATGACTACCTAGATATAAGCTTAACAATTGATGATGGCATTGCCCCTGATTTAAAGCTGGTTGATTTTGCACAATCACTCAATACAATTATTGTAGCTTATCCTGATTTCTACCCTTTTCGTATCGTGAGAGGCACAACAGATAGCGACTGGACTGCTAGCGATTTGCCATTAAATAACATACCTGATTTTAATTTTAATGATGCATCTAGCCCGTCAAGCACACCACAAAAGCAAGAGCTTACATTTACCAACTTTAATGCTAATGATGAATTTAGATTGACGCTAAACGCTATCGATACAGGTATTATAATTTATGACGCGGTAGAAGCTACAACAGCGCAAAACATTGAGGACGCGCTGCAGGCTCACCCACTGACAGGCGCTAGCGGCGTATCAGTTACATCAAGTGGTGGTGGCGTGTATGAAGTAACTTTCTCTGGGGCATCGGCGAGAAATTACGATGAGATAACAGCTGTTCAAGTCATTGTTTCTGACCCTACTTTTGCATTAGAGTCTGTAATTACTCAAGCGGCGATAATTTCTGACGAGCCAGTATGGAGCGATATTAGGGGCTACCCACGGACCGTGACCTTTCACGAAGGCCGGTTATACTTTGGGGGCTCTAAATCACTGCCATCTACTGTATGGGGATCAAATGTCTTTAATTTTTTCGATTTCTTTCTGGGTACGGGTTTGGATGACGAGGGTATATTCTTTTCACTTGATACAGACCAGTATAATCAAATTCAATCAATATACTCAAACAGAAGCCTACAGATATTTACAACGGGCGCTGAGTTTTATGTAAAGGATAGCCCCGTTACTCCAACAAATTTAGCAGCCATTCCTCAGACCCGCCTAGGATCAAAGCGCGTAAGGCCTGTATCGTTAAATGGTTTAACTTATTTTATACAGCAGAACGGTAAAGTTTTAAATAGCTTTCTGTTTTTAGATTCTATTCAGTCTAATAGCTCTGAGCCTGTATCGATCTTGTCGCCTCATTTGATTAAAAACCCTGTACAGATGTCTGTTAAGCGTGGATCAAGTACAAGCGATGTTAATTATATTTATCTTGTAAACAGTGATGGTACTGTAACGGTTTATTGTACAGTACCGTCACAAGATATTGACGCTTTCACGCGTTGGGAAATGGACGGCGATATAGTATCTGCGGTTGTGGTAAATGATAAGATTCATCTAGCCGTTAAGCGCGATAGTGAGTATTTATTGTGTGTTGAGGATGACACGCTAAATACTGATATAGGCGTTTATGAGGATTTTTCGCCAATCACTAGCGATACGCTTACAGGTCTTGTGCATTTAGAGGGTGATACTGTTGTTGTTAAGGCAGATGGTGCAGTTCAAGCTGACGAGGTTGTATCGGGCGGCGAGATAGTAATAAGCCGTGAAGCGACTACAATAGAAGCAGGCTTAGAATTTACACCACTAATAGAAACGATGCCCGTTAATATGGCGCTAAACTCTGGCCCTATACTTGCAAAACGTAAGAAAATAGGGCGAGCTATGTTACAATTATTTGAATCTAATGGCGTTTTGGTATATGGATCGGGTAAGCCACAGTTTGTTACCGATAAAACAATCGGCATTAATCAGTTTAGTGCGCCTGAACCGCAAACAGGCTTAAGGCGAATTTATATAGGGGGGTGGAGCTTGGAGGCTACATTGAAAATCACACAAGAAACACCGTTTGACATGCAAATACTTTCTATAGGCATGGAGGTTTCTGTATGAGTCCTTTAACTTTTCTGTACCTATACTCAGGTGCTGTGGGCGCTTATGGTGAGAGGGTTTCAGGTCAAATACAAAAGACCGAATATGATTTAGAAGCTAAGCAAATTGAGCTTAATACCCTAGAGAGAGAGCGAGAAAGAAAAGAGCGGCTTAATGCTGCCCTTGCCGCATCTATGGCTCGAACAGGTGCGTCGGGTGTTGCAATGGAAGGTAGCCCATTTGCAAACCTAAAAGAGATGGAATCACAAACACAAAAGGGAATTGATAAAGATTTATTCAATGCACGATTAAACAAAATGACCGCAAGAGCACGCGGCAAAATGGCTGTATCTGGCGGCAAAGCTAGAGCTGCATTAACATTGGGCACGTCTGCAATAAATGCTATTGATGCTAGTTATAGGTATAGCCCAGGCAGTAGTGAGAGCGAAAAGAAATGAATAACTTACGTACAGAAGGCCCGCAGCAAATACTTAGCTTAACTGAAAAGCTTCAGGGCTTTGCTGGCGCTGCAGGGCAGTTGGTTCGGAATGTTGAATCCCAGAAAAAGTCTATAAAAACAGAATTCGATGATGCTTATAAGGCAGAAGTTAAGAATGATGCGCGCTTAGAGCTAGGCAGGTTGGCCGCAGAAAACTCTGCTGATTTAGCTAAGTTTCAAAGCCTTGCAGAATCTTACACAAGTACGCTTGTTAATGATGCTGATGCTAGGGTTAGAGAGGATGTAGGCTTAATGGCTCAAGGTCTAGCTACTTCCTATGCCGAGCAAATACAAAAGAATCAAATCACTAAAGACAAGAAAAATGCAGATGCTGAACTGGTTAATAATTATGACCTATCAACACAAGATGCATTAAGGCTTGCTCGTGAGGGTGACACGCTTGCTTCAGGCGAGGCCGTATTAGATGCTTATGATAGCATTGATGCGCGTGTTGATTCCGGTGCTATGCTACCGGCAGACGGTGAAAGGGAAAAGACTAATCTAGCTAGAAACTTAGCCGAGCAGTCTTTTATGACTGATATAGATGCGGCTGAAAGCGCCGAGGCTGCTTACGATATACTTGATGGCCTTTCAGGGAAAACCCCTAAGGGGTGGGGGCCTGATGATTGGCAATCATTTCTAGGCAAGGCACAAACAGAGGTAAACCGTAGAGCTAAGCGTGAAGTTGCAGACGCGCAAAAACTATCTGATGAGCAAGAGGCTTTATCGCTTGTTGATAGGGGCGCTGCTATTTTTGAGAATGAGTACCCGATAGACCCCAAAAAGACAACAGAGCAAAGCAAGTATGACTTAGAAGCGGTTAATGCTTTTTATGACGCTGAGGCTGCATCGTGGGCTGAACTACCTATTAACGACCAGATCAATAAGAATGTTGAGTTCATCAATAAAACGGGCATTATACCTTTAAACCTTGAATCTAGGATGAATGCTTTTAGCCGCTCAGGTGCACCCGAGCAAGTATTGGTTGCTGCAGAGGTTTATGGTCGAGCGCAAGAGACTTCACCGCAATCTATTAAAGACTTACCTGATGAGACTAAAGCAATACTAAGCCAAGTTAGCGACGCTCAGAAGTCGGGTACAGATGTGGCTATTGCTGCAGATGCGGCTCGAATGGCTGCCTATGGTACAACTAGCGCGCAAAGAGAAGAGATTAAAATAAAAACTGCTGAGTTTAACAAGGATATTAGCTCGACTTTACAAGACCATTTAGATGCTGATTTTG